CGCCGCCACGGTTCGAGTGAGCGCCCGTGCTGACCTTGCCGTCGCCCTTTTTAAGAACGCGGACGTTCACGATGGGGTCGTTCTTTACAGCGACGGCCCCGGCGTCAGCGCCCCGGAATTCGGCTTGTGATTTGGCCATGTGTAGCCCTTTCAGTTGTTGGTAGGAAAAAGGGGGCGAGCTTCCCCGCCCCCTCCGTCGATTAGCTCAGGTCGGCAATGACAGCCGAAGAGCGTTGGTTGCGGCAGATCAGGGTCTTTTCAGCGATGATTTGGAACGGCATCGCGTCACCGACCTTGGCCAGCATTTCGTCCTTCATCGGACGCAGGGTGCCGACAGCCCAATATTCCGGGTCAATCAGCAGCACGTCGCGGGTCAGGCCGTATTGGACCGGAACCGTCGAGATAGCGCCGAAGTCCGAAACATAGACATCAGCAGCGCCCACGATGGTGGCTTGACCGTTGCCAGCATCCTTACGGATGTCAGCAATGCCGGTGAAGGCCGAAAACTGCTGCTTTTGGGTGGCGCTCATATAGGCTTGCGAGGGACGCGCACCGTTATTGAACGCCGAGGCCAGCACGGTCTTCAGCAGGGCTTCAGTGAAGGCCCGCTGAGTGCCGTTGGTAGCAGCGGCCACGTTACCGGCAGAGAAGCCGCCCGACGAACCGCCCGAACCGCGCGAGACGTTAGACGACAGCCAAGCGAGAGCGCCAGCCGATTCAGCAGCGGTCGAAGCATCGCCGGTCACAGAGGCAAAGTTGCCAAGCATACGGGCTTCGATGTCTGTTGCCAGTTCTTCGCCCTTTTGGACTTTCTGCCATGCCAGTTCCGACGCAACGCCAGCGTGGTCCATGGCCTCTTGAGTGCCGGAGACCGAACCCATCTCTTTGAAGATTTGAGTGCGGTTGCCGACGCGGGCCGTGATTTTGGCGGCGGTTGCGTTGGTGGTGTCGCCTTGAACTTGCTTGTTCTGGGCGTCCGGGGTGCGGAGCGAGAACGTCTGCCACTCATGATAAGTGGACGACGCCTTCTCTTTGCCGATGTTCGAGGTGAACGGGGTTTTGTTCGCGGCGATCTTGTAGATTTTGTTCTCAAGGTCTTCGCGGTTGCCGACAGTGGCAAAGGTCTGTTGGGTATTCGAGGGAACGGGCATTGTTAGGAACCTTTCGCTCGCCCTTCGGCAAGCATGAGCGCGACCAAATCCTCCCGACTGCTAGTCTGGGCAAATCGGTTTTTAAGGGTCTGGATTTCGCGTTGTGCGGAGGGGATAGCCGGAGGGGCCGCAGCGGGTCGCAGGGCAGCCTTCGGCTGTGATTTCAGCGTGGGTTTGAGCTTTTGCAGTTCATCAAACTGCATAGCCTTCCACGCCACGGTCATTTCGAGGGCACCGACGTTCGGGAGGTCTTGTTCCGCTACCCCTTGGGAAACCAGATAGTCAGAGAGCTTGCCGAGATTGGCAGTCCCTTGAACCGGGTCAACCAGCGGGGGGCAGGCGGTCTTGAGCGCCTCAACCTGTTCGTCACGCCATTGGCTACGAGCGACCCGTTCAGCATCTTCCTTGGCAAGTTGCGCTTGCTGGACGATGGTTTGTTCGGCGTCGAACTGAGCCTTGTATTTGGTGTATTTAGCCGGGTCGTCATGTGCGAGCCGCAGCCACGCCTCTGGCGTCATCCCTGCCCAACGGTCCGTCATCGCTCGTTCTGCTTTTATTGCAGCGTCAGCAATGCGGGCGTTGAGCGCGGATAGCTCCTTGGCTCTAGCCGTTGCCTCCTTACGGATAGCAGCAGCCTCTTCTAGCTTCAGCGTCAGGGCCTTGGACCCTGCCTTCTCGTTCTCCAGCACAACAAGCTGTAGATCGGGCGGCAGTTCACCAAAGCGGGCCTTCGCTTCCGCTGACCAGAAATGAGGGGCCTCGATTGCCGGGGCTTCCGGTTCGGGTTGTTCCTCGCCCTCGTCGCTTGCCGTCTCCGGTGCTTCGAGGTCAGAAGACTGGTCATCTTCTGGAATGGGGTCTGTGTCCGGTTCTGCGGCCTCTTCGGGCGCATCAGGGACGGGGGCTTTCTCAATCTCAGGTGCCGGTGCGGCTTCCGCCATCAGTTCGGCTACAACACTTTCACGGGTCGCGGATTCAGACATGGTTTTCAGGGGTGGCGACGCTGCTCAAGGCTTGGCGTCTAGGACCGAGGGTTAAGCCTCAGCGGAAAGGTGATATTCGGCAATCTGCCCGTTAGCGATGTATTCCCCGATCATCTGGCGAATGGCATCGGTTGACTGGATAGCGGCGTGAAGCCCGAGAATAGACGCGGTGTCAGCCGGGGAAGTAGCAATCATACGCCGGACAATAGCCGCCCTCACAGCGTCAAGAGCGGGGTCCAGAACGTCTAGGGCTTGCTTTGCAGCAGCGCCAAGGGCGGCCGTTTCAGCGACGTTCATCCCGGCTCTCCACCAAGCTCAGCGCCGTTAGAAATCTTTTGGCTTTCGGTCTGGGCATTCATCAGGATTGCCGACGCTTTCAGTTGGCCTTCTAGCTCAATCTCGCGCGCCCGTTGCTGAAGTTCAACCTCTGCAATGTCACGTTTGTGTTGAAGGTCAAACGCCGCCATCTCACGCCGCATTTGCATGGCTTCCGCGTTCTCTTGACGCTTTAGCAATGCGCGTTCCTCAGCCTCCGCACGGGCAAGGGCAGCCTTCTCTTGAGCGATAGCGCGGGCGGTCTCAATCTCAGCCTGCGCCTTGACTTGGGCCAGTTGCACATCGGCTTGCGCTTGCTGCTGCGCCAGTTCCTGCTTTGCCATCGCCTCTTGTTGCGCCATTTGGAGCTTGGCTTGGGCTTCCAGAACAGCCGGGTCAGGCGGCGGCGGGGCTTGCGGCTCCTCCGATTGCACCGAGGGGTCAGTCAGGAACGGTTCGGCAGACTTGAAGTCGAGACCTTTCTCGAAATACCGCTTGAGATACGCATAGATGTTATCGAGCTTCACCAGCGGGCCTTCAACGCCGCCCTGCATCCCGATGATTTCCTGCATCGTCACCATACCGGCTTGCAGTCGCGCCATCTCGGCATCCTTGCCAGCCGACCCGACGCCAACCTCAATCGTCATGTCCTGCCGGTTAGCCCACGACGACGGGTCAATATCAATCCACTTACCGCGAAGCCGCACGGTTTCCGCTTGTGTCGCGTTCTGGCGCAACAGGCGATGCAGCAGCAGGAACACGTCCTTAATGCCGGTATGGGCAAGAATGGACGCGATCAAGCGGACCCGCTTTTGCGATTCCGACATAAGCGCCATCGCGCCCCGTGCCGTGTCATGAAGCGTGTCCGGGTTAAGCCCTTGCGAGTTGCGAACAATGCCCGTCCGCTTCTCACCCGCCACCGAGAAGTGCTCGATAGCCGAGAGCGTATCAAACGACAGCCCGCCAGAGGTCAGCGGAACAATAGCGTTGTCACCCTTGCCGCGAACCGGAACGTTAGGCTCATTGCGGAGAAGGTCGGCAATCGTCCAGTCGTTCGCCTTGTCCATGTTGACATACATTCGCTGATTAAGGGCAAAATACCCCGAATCCAGCGTCATGCGCGTCAGCACGGTATTGATCTTTTGGATTTCAATCAGGCGGTCAGCGACCGATTCCCCGATAAACTGGTGAGGCACAATGTAAGGCGTAATGGCCGAGAACGGCACCGTGGGATGCTCTTCCTCTTCCAGCAAAGTAAGAGCCGAACCGTCTGTCAGCAGCCTGTAGCGCCCGTCCTCGCCGTCAATATAATGCTCAATGACCTCGACAATGCGATGGTCGCCAAGCCCGCCCCGGTCGTCAACCTCTTGATCGGTGCGGTCCCGCGCTTGCTTGACCTGATTATCAATCACGCCATAGGCAGGAAGCGCATTGACCTTAGCCGCATCAATGCCCCGGCGCTTAAGCTCATAGGCCCGCAGACGGGTTTTGTGAAAGCAATACGGGCTTTCCGAAAGCAGAACCGTGTCCTTCGAGACGCCAAAATCCTCCGGCGGAACCGCCATCACCCGCGCCCGCCATTTCTCCTTAGCGCGGATGCAGAAATCGACCGTCATCTCGGGGTCAGTCATATCCCCAAGGTCAGACTTAAGCTCTACTCGGTCGCCGTGCTTTTGCACCGCCGATGCGAGTTGATCGAGGCTCTGGTCCTCAAACTCCTCTTCCGGCTCTTCGTATTCCTCGCCAAAGACTTTGAACACGCCGGTTTTGATCGAGAGCGCATCCTTGATCGCGCTATACAGGTTCAGGAAGCCGGGGTTTTCCTCAAAGAAGACGTGCTTAACGTAATCCGTCTCTTGCTGCGCCGCGTCAACGTCCTCTGGCCCGACAGGCCGGAACGTCGCGATGTCCTCACCCGTGAAAATCTCAATGAGGTCAGGCAACGCCATCTCGATAGCGTCTGACACGTCCGTAGAGCAGGCCGACGAACGACCGGGCAGCGACGGAACGTCATCCATCACGCCCTTGATGTATTGAAGGGCTTTCTCGCGTTGCGCGTTCAGTTCGTCCGTGCTGCGACCAACGGCGCGCGCAAACTCATCAGCTACAAGGGCGAGGCGGTCGCTTGCCATCAGTTTGCGCTTACCGTGCTAGATGCAGTCAGTCGGGTCATCACACGGCTCCGTAGTTTGGCACTATCAGCATCGAGGGCTGGTCGTTCACGTCTTTGGGCTTACCAATGGCAAAGGTGCGAAACGCATCCGCCGGATCGCTCGCCCAATCATGCAGCGGCGTGTCTCGATAGGCTTTTAACTTCTCGTCCCAGATGCGGCGGTATGAGCGCAAAGCGTCCAGACCCTTTTCGCACTTGTCCTTATCAAACCGGCACGTCGGGATAATCTGGCGAACCTCGTTAATGTCGTTCGCGACCGACTTTGTGCGCGGAACAACACGAACTCCCTTGAGGCCCATGCTCTCGGCTGTCTCTTTGATCGACCCGGTTGTGCTAACTAGCACCTCATTCTCCGCGTCGTGCGGGAGAAGATGCTCGCCGTAATTATAGTCCTTGTCCTTAACGTGCTTGACGTAGTGGTCGATGCCCACGCTCGTATTGGCGTAGTAGTCGATCACGTCCCATCCCGCGCCGTTGCGCTGGACGAACCATATCACGGTCGCATCGTTCCGGCCCAAGTCCCACGCCGTATGAACCTGCTTTTGCGGATTGTAAGGAACAAACCCCAGCCGTCCTTCGGCCTCGGCCTTGTCGATCAGTTTGGCGTAGTAAGCGCCCGGCAGAGCGGCTGACCATGAGGTCATGTATTCCTGTTGGAAAATGGCCTCGCCATCTCCCTCACCACGCTCGGCTATCAGTTCTGCTTTCTCAGTCGCCAGCGCCTCTGGCGTAAACACTCCCGTCGTGTCGGACGTTAGCCTTTCCGCAAACCATTCTTCAGACGCCTGCGCCATCTGAAACATTCTATGGGCGTGGTTCCTGCCCCGTGGGGTCGTAATGAAAACCGCCCAGCCACCGTTCTCTAGCAAGATGGGTCGGATTAGCGACCACGCTTGCGGG